AAAGAAGACGCAGGTGTTTTAAGTACTCGTCAACAAAAAGAAAGAATTAAAAGGCTTGATAAGATAAAAGATAAAAAAGCTGATGACGCAGCAGAGCGTCAAAAAGCAAATGATAAAGAAAAACAAATGACTCAAAAAGCCATAGCAAAAAGGAGATTAGCTGTGAAAAAAGAAGATACTACAACGGCAAGTATTCCAAACCCAGCAACTACAGCTATGGGACCAAGTCCGTTTTTAGACAAAAGACGTAAAAAAGATAAAAGTGTAATGCTTACAAGATTTAAAAAATATATTGAAGATAAAGGTATTGTACAAAAAGAAGCAATTGTTGATCCTAATGATTTAAGAGGTAGACCAAAAAAAGCAGATCCAAATCCTGAATCTCCTTATGGCATAAAGCATCCTTTGCATCCAGCTAATTTAAAAAAGAAGAAAGTCAAAAGCGAAGCTCCTTCTCCTTCAGTTCTTAAACCAACTAAACCTACTGATATAATTAAACATGCAAAAACTCTTGCAAAAAATCCAAGAGACTTTATGATGAATAAGAAAAAATATTTAGATAAAGCTCGTGCCAAAGTGTTTAGAATGTACCCGAATGGTTAGAATTTATGCACTTATATTTGTTATCGCTATTCTTGGTGGTATAGGATATGGTGCAAAATATTATTACGATACTACTCAAGCCACTATTGCTACATTACGAGAAAATAATGTAAAGCTTGAAAGTGCAGTTGAAACTGCAGAACAATCGGTTGCAACTTTACAACAAGATATGGTTAAGATAGGTCAATTAAATAAAACCTTGACAATATCTTTACAAAAAGCAGAAGCTTATGGTGATGAGTTAAGAACTAAATTAAGTAAATTAAATCTGGTAGTGGAAGCACTACGAGATTCAAAACAATTAGAAGGAAAGATGAATGGCGCTTCAGCAAACTTGTGGCGTGGTCTCATGGAAGAGTCTGGTGGTGATGGGAATCGCCCTAGTCCTCAGTGGTTGCAGCAGCTTTCGCCCGGAACCGGAGATAAAAGTAGTAACCAAAGTGGAAAAGGTACAAATACCAACAGTATCTCGACCGAAACCACTAAATCTCAGTGATACACGAGTCTTTGTAGTCACAAAAGAAAATTTTAAAGAATTCGAAAAAGAATTTACTGAGCTATATGGTGATTTAGCTTTTGTTGCTTTGTCTATGAAAGACTACGAAAACTTAGCTCTTAATATTTCTGACTTACGTAGATTTATTAATCAACAAAACGAAATCATAGTATATTATGAAAAAGCAGTGACAAAAGATAAACAACAGGAGACCAAATAAATGGAATTCATTATCGATCAACTTGTCACATGGTGGCAATTTACTACTGTCGGAATTTTAATTATCATAGGATTTATTATTAATCTTTTTGGAGTAGACGAAGATAAAGAATTAATCGGATTTGAATATAATGTAATGCCACAATTAAGACCGATTGCAATTCCGACTGCCGGCAAAGGTTTTTGGGGTGCTATATGGATGTGGTTAGTAGGTACTCGGCATTGGGAAGTAGCCGATGATTGGGCTTTTAGAATTGATGGTGAAGGATATATTATTCCAGCAGGATTTAAATTTGACGGTGCATCTATCCCTAAATTTCTACATACATGGTTATCACCAACAGGTGTATTATTGATGGGTGGTCTTGTACATGATTACGCATACAAATATGAAACATTACTTAAATCTGGTCAAAAAGAAACAATTGGTGTGATTACTCAAAAGCATGCTGATGAAATCTTTAGAGACATCAACATAGAACAAAACGGATTTCATTTCCTTAATAATTTAGCATATTGGGCTCTTAGAATTGGTGGATTTGCAGCATGGAATAGTCACAGAAAAGTTAACGCTAAAATTGAATTGAAATAGGAGTATAAAATGGTAGAAGCAATAGTTGCTAGCATGATTGCTAGTTTTTTGTATGATAATGCAGAATTTTTACATATAAAACAACAACAAGAAAAGGCTGGATATAAATGGGTGTATCAACCAAAAGAACGGGATCCAAATAACGCTGCAATCCCTTTGACACATCCTGTTGATGGTTCGCAATCAGTGTTGTGGATTCTTAAGAAATAAATGACTTTACCAGCGATTCCTGGTATTACATTTAATTGCTCAGCTAAACATGGATATATTTGTGTTAAACCCGAAGGTAAAGTACTGCCATGTTGTCGATGGAAAGATGTTGCACCTCCATTAGATGCGTTTGACACTTTCGAAAACATTTTAGATTATTATCAAAACATTATTCATACACCAAGTAAAACTTGGCCACAAAGTTGTTATCCATGTCATCGTGATGTTTCTAACTCTAGAAAATGTATGATGGATAATATAAATGAGGCGGTTGAACGAACAGGTAATACTATCCAGACTTTAGAAGTTGCTTTCGACAATATTTGTAATATGAACTGTGTTATGTGCAATCAACAATATAGTTCTCGATGGGATAAGCTTTTTAGAAACAATAAAGAATTTTTAAGTTCATACAGTCAACACGAATATAGGAGTCCACCTTCAATATACGATAACGTTATACGCTTGCTAGAAAATAGTGATATATCACGTCTTCATACAATTAAAATTATGGGCGGTGAACCTATGTACAGTAAAGCTTCTTTAAAATTTTTAAAATGGTTTACTGACAAAGACGTAAGTAATATTAAATTATTGTTTAACACTAATGCTACAGTATTTCCTAATAAATACTTAGACTTATTTAAAAAATTTAAACATGTTATTCCAGAAACTTCGATTGATGGTATTAATGAAATAAATGATTGGGGAAGAAATAGCGACACACCTTTTAAAAAAATTCAAGAAGTAGTTGGCTTATGGAATGAATACGCACAACAAAATGATAACATTGAGTTAAGAAACTCAACTACACTTACTTTAGTAAATATAGAACATCTTGGTGCTTTATCAGAATGGTTAAGTAATTATGATCAGTTTACATTTAGAACTATTGGAATTGCGTCGACTGATTACATATCGCCTTTAGCAACTTCAGAAAGATTTAGACAAAAATTGTGGAAAGAACAGAATGCTCTTTATGATGATATGAATCTATATAGAAAATATGAAGTATTTTTAAATGGTAAACAAAATAAAGATTATCCAATAAAACAAATTATTGATTATATTAAATGGTATGATACGTTAAATAAAAATAAATTTAAAGATATATCGCCAAAAACATGGAAAGCATTAAATGTTTAATTGTTCTGCTAAACACGGATATATTTGTGTTAAGCCTGAAGGCGAAGTAAGGCCATGCTGTCGATGGAAAGGTTTCTCACCTCCATTAGACATGTTCGAGACTTTTGAAGATATGTTAGATTATTATCAAAAGATTATTCCTACACCAAGTAAAACTTGGCCACAGGGTTGTATCTCATGTTATAATGATGTTTCTAGTTCTAGAAAATCTGAAATGGAAGTGTTAAATGAAATAATTGAACAAACAGGTAATACTATTCAATATTTAGAAGTTGGTTTTGATAATGTTTGTAATATGAATTGTGTTATGTGTAGTACTCAATACAGTTCTCGATGGGATAAACTTTATAAAGATAATAAAGAATTTTTAAGCAAATATATTTCAGAATATAATAGTCCACCTTTAATATATGATAACATTATACGTTTACTAGAAAATAGCGATATATCGCGAATTCATACAATTAAACTCATGGGCGGCGAGCCCATGTATAGCAAAGCTTCTTTAAAATTTTTAGAGTGGTTTACTAATAAAGACGTAAGTAATATTAAATTAAAGTTTACTACTAATGCTACAATATTTCCTGAGAAATATTTAGACTTATTTAAAAAATTTAAATGTGTCATTCCACAAACTTCGATTGATGGCATTAATGAAATTAATGATTGGGGAAGAAATAGTAATACATCTTTTAAAAAAATTGAAGAAGTAGTTGGTTTATGGAATGAATATGCAAGACAAAATAATAATATTGAATTAAGAAATAATACTACAATTACTTTGGTAAATATGGAACATCTTGGCACTTTGTCAAAATGGTTAAGTAATTATGATCAGTTTACAATTAAACAAATCTCAATTGCTGCTATGACTAAATACATATCACCTTTAGTAGTTTCAAGAAAAATTAGACAACTACTATGGCAAGAGCAGAATATTCTTTATAATGACATGAAGCTGTATACAAGACATGAAACGCTTTTAAATGCTCATCAACAACAAGGTTATCCAGTAAAGAATGTTATTGATTATATTAAATGGTATGATACGTTAAATAAAAATAAATTTAAAGATATATCGCCAAAAATATGGAAAGCACTAAATGACATTTTATAGTATGTTTCCTAGTATGATATACAAAGCTAGGATTGATCCAAAGTCTTATGATAAAAAAGCAATCATAGACACTGCAGTTAAAAATTATGAGATAGATCCTACTAAAAATAATTGGGATGATACTTCTGATTTACATCATTATTATTATGCAATGGATGAAGCTCCGTCTGAAATTAAAAGTTTGACAAAGTCATATGAAACTGTTATAAATGATTATATGTCTTCCATATCGAAGAATGCAAATGCATTTAAATATCGTTGGAAGATGGTTAATTTTGCAGTCAATACAAAATATATGGCTGCACACGACCATTTCTATAAGATGAGAGGTTGGCAATCAGCATTCAGTTGTTGTCATTATATAAGTTATAACTGGAGATATCACAGTCCAACCAGATTTATAAATCCATTAGTGATTGGTCAATATTCAAGTACCACTCAAGATATTGCCAATTTGTTAGATAAAGGTGATATAAATAATTCTTCATACTTCGGAGAATATAATGTAGACGTAAAAGAAGATGATATGATAATATTCCCGTCATATTTAAAGCATATTGTAGCAAATGGAATAAAACAAAAAACTGACATACCACGAATATTAGGTGTCGCAAATATTGATATAGGAATAGGAGATTAAATGGATTATCCAGGAATAAGCGCTGGCGAAGCAATTTTACAAGCAGCAAAAAAACAAGCAGAAGGCGAAGTAGCAGTGCACTTAGCAAATATTAAAGTATACCAAACTATGCCAGCTGGAATCGGTGAACATAGTGATGTTACAGAAGCTGTGATTGCAGAATTAAATAAATTAGCTGAAGCTGATGATCGTTTAGAAATGATTAAGAAATATTTTACATAAAAAAATATTTATTTTGCTCATTATTTTGTTTACAAAGACAGTAAAATGATATATAATACTACTAACAATCAAAATTAAATTAAGGAGAGATCAATGGCAACATCGCATGTTGACACTAGGCAATTTTTGTCTGATACTAAATTCTATGAAGGTTACTCTCGCTATATTGATAATGAAAAAAGATATGAAACTTGGGATGAAGCTGTCGATCGTGTTGTTGATATGCATGCAGAAACTTATAACTCAAAAGGTAATGAGTTAGGTCCGTATCTTGATGAAGCAAGACAAGCGTATAGAGAAAAACGTGTGTTAGCTGCTCAAAGATCATTACAATTTGGCGGTGATCAATTATTAAAACACCAGATGCGTATGTATAACTGCACATCATCTTATGCAGATAGACCAGAGTTTTTTGGCGAAGTCTTTTACATTTTATTATGTGGAGCTGGTGCTGGATTCTCAGTGCAAAAACATCACATTAAAAAACTGCCAAAGCTTACATCAAGAAATAAGCAAGCAAAAGGATATATTGTAGAAGATTCAATTGAAGGTTGGGCTTCAGCGATTGATATTCTAATGTCATCTTATTTTGTAGGTGGTGGCAAATATCCAGAATTTGAAGGTCGTAGAGTATTCTTTGATCTCACTCAAATTCGGCCAAAAGGCGCAAAGATTTCTGGTGGATTTAAAGCTCCTGGCCCAGAAGGTTTACGTAAATCATTAGATAAGATTGAACACATGCTACAATCAATTGTGATTGATCAAAAAGCACCAGTTGCAATTAAACCAATCAATGTTTATGATATTACTATGCATGCTGCTGATGCAGTATTATCTGGTGGTGTAAGACGTTCAGCAACGATTTGTTTGTTTTCGCCTGATGACGAAGAAATGATGACTGCAAAAACAGGCAATTGGTTTATTGATAATCCACAACGTGGTAGATCAAATAATTCAGCTGTGATTGTGCGTGACGAAGCAAAGAAAGAAGAATTCGCTAAACTTATGGAGTCTGTTAAATCATTTGGTGAACCTGGTTTTGTGTTTGTAGAGTCTACTGAACATACAACAAATCCATGTGTTGAAATTGGAATGTTTCCACAAATTAATGGTAAGTCAGGTTGGCAAGGTTGTAACCTTACTGAAATTAATGGTGGAATGTGCAAGACAGAAGAAGACTTTTATAAAGCTTGTCGTGCTGGAGCGATTCTTGGTACAGTACAAGCTGGATATACAGATTTTAAATTCTTAGGTGAAACATCAAAAAAGATTTTTGATAGAGAAGCTTTACTTGGAGTGTCTATTACTGGATGGATGAATCAACCTGAAGTTTTATTTAACGCTAAAGTCCTTGAAAAGGGAGCTAAAATTGTAAAAGAAGTCAACAGAGAAGTTGCTAAAATTATTGGAATCAATCCTGCTGCTAGAACAACATGTGTTAAGCCTTCAGGAAATGCGTCAGTTTTACTTCAAACAGCGTCTGGAATACATGCTGAACATTCACCGACTTATATTAGAAATGTGCAGATGAATAAAGAGTCTGAGATTACTCAAGCTATTATGAAATCAAATCCATACATGGTTGAAGAATCAGTTTGGTCTGCAGCTGGAACTGATGTTGTAGTGTCGTTTCCAATTATTCCACATAAAGGTTCATTAATGAAAGATGAGTTACTTGGTGTCACTCATTTAGAAAAAATAAAATTAGCTCAGAAACATTGGGTTGTTGCTGGTACAAACGAAGAACTTTGCGCAGATGAAGGTATTCGTCACAATGTATCAAATACTATTATTGTTGATGATTGGGCAGAAGTAGAAAAATACGTATTTAAAAATAGATACTCATTTTCAGGTATTTCATTTTTGTCAATGAGTGGAGATAAAGACTACAATCAAGCTCCAAACACTGCAGTTATTAATGCAAAACAAATGGTCAAAGAATACGATGAAGCAGCAATCTTTGCATCAGGTCTTGTTGTTGATGCATTAAAAGTATACAATAATTTGTGGGATGCTTGTTCAACTGCTCAAGGTTATGGTTTAGACCTATCATTAGAATGTAATGAAAATTCAGCACGTGCAGATTGGAATCGTAGATTTAAAAACTTTTCTGAAAATTACTTAAAAGGTAGCGTTAAGAAAGCTGAACATTGTTTAAAAGACGCTTATTTACTACATAAGTGGAATAAGATTCAAGCTAACTTAAAACCTATTGAGTGGAATACTGGATTAACAGAAAAAAAATATACTGATGTTGATACTTTAGCTGCAGCAGCTTGTGCTGGCGGAGCATGTGAAATAGACTTTTAATGAAAGTTGAATCACCGTGTATTCAAATTTGTACGATAGTAGATGATAAATGCATAGGCTGTCATAGAACTCTAGATGAAATCAGCGAATGGCTAAGTGCTACTGATGAAAGAAAAAAAGAAATCTTAAGAGGAATCGCTAATGAATAAGTACAAACTTGAGTGTTTTGAATGTGACGACGAAGTAATAATTATTTGCTCTGAAGATATTCCTTCGTATTGTCCATTCTGTGGTGGACAAAATCTTGAAGTCTTTAAACGTGAAGAACCTCTAGAGTGGGACGAAGATGAGTAATATATATCTACATGTGGATATACAATGAACAACTATTTAACGAAACTCCCAGTGATTACCAAGGATTTGTCTATGTCATCACAGAACTGGATACTGACAAAAAATATATCGGTAAAAAGAACTTTTGGCGGCCTAAGATATTACCAAAAAATAGTAAAAGAGCTCGAAAGATACGCACCAAAGTCGAATCTGACTGGCAAGAATATTATGGATCAAGTAAAGAAGTTCAATTTCTCGTTGAGTCCAAAGGGAAAAGTAATTACAAAAGAGAAATATTAAGGCTGTGTAAGACAAAAGGTGAAATGTCTTACTATGAAGCTAAACTACAATTCGAGAATAATGTATTATTATCAGATATGTATTATAACGAATTTATAGGATGTAAAATTCACTCTAAACATTTAAAAGGATAAATAGATTTATGTTGAACGTATTTGAAGTGATTGACTTAGTAAGAAAAGCTCGAACTAAAGATAAAAAAGTAGAGCTTTTAAAAAAGCATGAAAGCTGGGCTTTAAAAGATATTATAAGAGGAACATTTGATTCAAATATTAAATGGAATCTTCCTGGTGGACAACCACCATATACACCATGCCAAAGCCACGATGCTCCAACTAATTTACTCAAAGAACATAAGAATTTTGTATACTTCGTGAAAGGACTACGCGAATCTAACCGCTTAACTCCTGTAAAACGCGAAAGTATATTCCTAGGTTTGATAGAGGGTATTCACCCTGAGGACGCTACGCTCGTCATTAATATGATTAATAAAGATAAACCTAACGGGATTACTCGGCCAGTAATTGAGGAGGCTTTTCCAAAACTACTAACTGATTAATTTCGTCAACACGGAGACGACTTTATGCCAGCATCACAGCTCGAAAGACTTAAAAACGATATCTCTACTTTAGACACGTACATAAACAAAGTCAAAAAAAGAGGAGACTTAAATCGAGTTAAAATACTTTTGAAGAAGAAATTATTTATTGAAGAAAGGATAGCTGCAGTCATTTAATTGTTTACATTCCTCTTGTTTTATGGTATAATTATACTATATTATAAAACAGGAGGTTTTTTTATTTATGAATTTATTTATATTACACGACGATCCAACAGTTGCTGCTCAAATGCAGTGCGACAAACATGTTGTTAAAATGATTATCGAATCAGCTCAAATGCTGTCTACTGCACATCGTCTTCTCGATGGCACAGTGGAAATTGGTCCATCAAAATCTGGCAAAACTATGCAAAAGCAATATCGTCTTCTTGAAGATCCAGAAATGGATCAAATGATCTACAAAGCTGTACATCGCGGTCATCCATGTACTGTATGGACGATGGAATCATCAGATAATTACAAATGGCATTGGCAGCATTTCGATGCTCTATGCGAAGAATATACATATAGGTATGGAAAGATTCATAAAACTAGTTTTCTTAAATCACCATTGTGGTCTCTACCTGACAATATTCCACAAGGTAGATTAACTCCATTTAAGCTAGCAATGCAGGCAAATCCTGAATGCATGGTTCAAGGCGATCCAGTTCAATCATACCGTCTTTTCTATCAAACTAAACAATCACGTTTTAAAATGAACTGGACAAAACGTGAACAACCAGAATGGTTTCATAATGTCTAATACAATAACACCTTTTGAAAAATATAAAATATTAACACATGAAATTGAGGTATTAAAAAGTCGTATACAACCTCATGACACAGGGCATATTCATACAACTATAAGTACATTGCAAAGTCGAATCGAAGAGTTAGAGGAAGAAATAAATGCCAGTCTACACAATTCTAAATAAAGAAACAAATGAAGAATACGATGTAGACGTTAAATATGACGAACTACAGAATATTCTTGAAGATACAAATCTTCAGCGTGTGTTTAAACCAAATAAGTTTATTACTATTCATGGTAGTGTTATGAGCAGAACTGATGGAGATTTTCGTAGCCATTTAAAATCGCTTAAAAAGAAATATCCTGGAAATACGATTGACAACTCATGAGTAAAGTAAAAATATCTTCAAACGATCTTTATCAAATAGAACCGCAAACAGAAAATCAAGATAAAGTGTTTAAATTGTGGGATGAAGGCGAAAATTTAATTTTAGCAGGGTCTGCCGGAACAGGTAAGACTTTTGTCGCGTTATATCTCGCGCTTGACGAAATGCTAAATGAACCAGAGTACGATAAAATTATTATTGTAAGATCTATTGTATCTGTTAGAGAGATAGGTTATCTGCCCGGCAAATTAGAAGAAAAAACAGCTGTATTTGAAACACCTTACAGAATGATTTGTGATGAGTTATTCGAAGGAAATGCAGCCTATAATAAAATGATAAATAGCCATCAGATACAGTTCGAAACAACATCATACATACGAGGTAAAACATTTGATCGTGCTATCATTGTTGTTGACGAAATGCAAAACTTAAACTTTCATGAACTTGATTCTATTATGACTCGAGTCGGAGAAAATTGCAGAATTATATTTGCTGGAGATTACCTTCAGTCTGATTTTAAATCAGATGGAGAAAAAGATGGTCTTATGAAATTCTTAAACATTATAGAAAGAATGAGCAGTTTCTCAATGGTTCAGTTTGGATGGGGCGATATTGTTCGTTCTGGAATTGTTCGTGATTACATAATGACAAAAGAAATGATGGGGTTAAAATGAGAAAATTTGATTTACAATTGGCCGGTTGGATGTTCGGCTTATCAATAGTATTATGGGCAATGATTGCTTCTGCTGGTCCAGAGTGGAAACAAAAGCCAATACAGTGCGCGTCACCGCCTGAAGTGATGGATCTACTAGAAGATGAAGATGTGGTGCCATTGATGCAAATGATTGGCAACATCAAAAACAGCCAAGGCAATTTTTTGTCAGCTGTACCGTACATAATTTATTATAATACTCAAACTGAATACTGGTATTTTGTAGAATTTACTAGTTTCGAAGAAGCATGCATTATTGCTTTAGGTCAAGGAGTTAATTTTGATATTAAATCACAACTTGATGAAAATGGACCACCGAATAAAAAAGGAACTTAATTGTTTACTTTTTGTGAAAAGTATGGTATAATAATATATTATATAATTAAAGAAGGAATACAACAATGGACTTTATCCATGAAAAAATTGATATGGGATACGAAACACTTGATCGGACAGATAGTCCTGACGGCAGGCGTTACCTTACCCTCGACGGTAATGCTTATCCTAGTGTTACTACTATACTCTCTATCTTAAGTGAAGAGTCTATTGCCAAATGGCGTAAACGTGTTGGTGAAGAAGAAGCTAATCGTATCGGTAGCCGTGCTGCAAAGCGTGGCACTGAAGTTCATTCACTGATTGAAAAGTATTTACAAAATGATACTGAATGTCGTGCAGATTTCTTACCTCACGTAGTACAATCTCTAGAAAATCTACGTCCTCTCTTAGATAAACATGTAACTAAAGTCTATGCTCAAGAAGTACCATTATATTCTGACCATCTAAAACTAGCTGGCACATGTGATGCTGTTGTTGAATGGGATGGAGTACCTACAATCGTTGATTGGAAGACTTCACGTCGTCCTAAGAAAAAAGCTCATATTAGTAATTATTTTATGCAGCTTGCAGCTTACGCTGTCATGTGGGAAGAACGTACTGGTATGGCTATCCAGCAAACTCGTATTGTTATGGATGTAGATGACTTTCATCCTGTTATGTACAAAGAAACACGCGATTCCTGGATCGATAAGCTGATTGAAACTCGTGATGAATATAATCGTAGGCAACTATTTCATTAATTAACAAGTTCATCATTTAATTTGAAATCTGCTCACTTTTTTGTTTACAAATGAGAAGAAACATGATATAATATACTTATTAAAATGATAAAAGGAAAATGAAAATATGTCAAAACCAATCTCAACCTCATCACTTAAGGCTTTAATCCTTAAATCTAATAAACCTTCAATTAAAATTCAACTTTTACTAAGAACTCTTCCTGAAGCTATTAGAAGAGAAACCTTAAGAGAAGATTACAATATGAAGATCATAAAGAATCTTGCTAATAAGTATACAATGGTTCAAAAGTTATCACAGGAGATTGCATAATGTTTAGTATAGATGAATTAAAAAAAATCAGAGAGTCATTAACAGATTTAGGCGATATCGTATGGAACGATGAAGATGATCACGATTATAAAACTATTTCAAATTTAGATGAAGCACTAAAATTAATTGATGATAAAATTAATTCACTTTAAATGAAAAAAGTTGTGTACAAAGCTGTAAAAGTATGGTATAATATACTTATTAAAATGATAAAGGAAAACAAAATGTTATAGCGAAAGTAAAGATTGAGAGACTGAATAAGGGAGATCAATAATAAGATCGACAGTCTCAGAGGTTTACAAGTCTGGTACGACTCAAGGAACCATAATCTAAAATAAAATGTACCCGCTATCTCTCACGGAGGGTATACCTATAGAGATAGCGATGTGTTAGAGAGCCCTCCACCTCACTTTTTGAAAGGAAGTTTATATTATGAAAATGTTTTTATTCGGTATTATTATTTTAGGTTGTTTTGCTTTAGTTGGCTTTACAGAAGATCCATGTACAACCGAAGGATTACCTGCTAACTGTATGGTATCTAAATAATGGCTAATTTGATTTTAGGTTTCATTGTTGGTATTGCTATAGGGTATTATCAACCAGACATAGTTGCTGATTTAGCAACAAACGCTATCGATTGGATAAAAAACATATGACAAAGGAGATTGAATGTCACTTATAGTAGTACTAAACAATAGAGCTGAATTTGAAGAAATAACTAATGATTTTAATATACCTGAACCTTATCGGCATGCATCTGATATAGATAGTATAGATTGGTTTTTAGAGAATGGCCAAAGGTCAAACTCGCTTCGTAATGGTTTTGTTAGAGCAACACAAATTGCACAAAGCATTAGGGAGTACTATAATGGCTGCACAAAAGACACTAGAAGCGGGATCGATATTCAATGAACTCGATGCTGACGGAGATGGCATTATTACAGATGACGAAATGGCAAGGGCTAAAGAGATAGCTGAATTTGATCATAGGCAAGCTAGGTTTGCAAACGAAGATGCAAAAGAAGACCAAATTAGAAAAATGGCTTGGTTTGCTTTAGCAGGAATGCTACTTTATCCAAGTGGCATACTTATCACTGCAATGTTAGGCTATGAAAAAGCTGCATCATTGATTGCAGATATTGCACCTACATATTTTGTAGCAATTGCAGGTTTAGTAGCAGCATTCTTTGGTGCAAGTGCGTATAGTAAAAAATATAGTGATAATGGAAGTGGAGCGAAAAAATGAAATGGCTAATAAACAAGTGGATTAATTTTTTAAAGCAGCAAGAAGAGAAATCTAAGAAAAAGACCGTTGGATATTTAGGCAGAGATTTAGCGCAACACCGTGTACATACCACAAAATACGAGGATCTATGTAAATAATTTATTATGAAAAATTTGTTATTGCAATATTATATTCCGTATGAATCTTTCGATGCGGATTTAGGTGGAATGGAATTACCAGATTGGGCTAAAGCTGGATCAGAGTGTGCACAAATGTACGCCAATTATTGTGGCGCATCTTACAAACTTGCTAACGATAGATATTTTAAACACTTAGATCCACGTCTTGATTCATTGCGTATTTTTTACGATCCTCAATATGAAGAGTACGACAATATCCTTACACTAGATTTGGATATGCTTATCAATACAAACAATAACATATTTGAAAGCATTGACCAAAAAGCAGACGTTGCTATGGTGCACGAATTAGGTGTACATACTGGTGGACCTGCAGGTTGGATGAAACGTGTAATGGATGTTCCACAATGGCAACGTGGCATTATTGCATATGGTAAACAAGTATGGGGCAAAGATTGGATGTTTCCAAAGTCTATAATGTATCCAAAAGAAAGATTTAGATATCTTAATGGTGGTGTGCAGTTGTGGACTAAAGAAGGTCGTGCAAAGGCATATGAAAACTTTACATCAGTTGATAACTATGTTATACATACTAGATATACAGAACAAATGTATGTAAATCTTCAACTGAGTCAACCAGTTTTTAATGTTTATGAATTAAATACGCATTGGAACAGGATGCCATACCAGTGGGTTAACGGAAAACCTGATGGTAAAATAAATCATTTTTTGGCCAGATCAAAATTTGATATACCTAAATTATGGGAAGGAATGAAAAATGGCCAGATATCTAGAGATTGCAGCTGGTGCAAAACGAGGACTTAATTGGGACGCTTATAGAGATACCGCTGATCCATCAAAAGGTGTAGAAAAGTATGATTTCAGGCAACTTCCAATGCGAGGTGTTTGGGATAATACGTATGATGGTGCATATAGTGAACACTTTATCGAACACCTGACTGCCGATGAAGGCATGGCTTTTTTCAAAGAAATGTATAGAATACTTAAGCCAGGCGGAACAATACGCACTATCTGGCCTCCACACGAGTTTATCGATAAACTCTTATCAAACCAAAAACTAACATCAGACCAAGAAATGTTTTGTGCACACTATCATAATTTTTATGTAGTAAAGCATGGTTTCTGCCCTAAAGAACACAGAGATAAATCTATTAGAGAACAATGCGCGCATGGCTTATTATGGCAAAATGGCGAACATTTGTACGTATGGTATGAATCAGAACTTATTGAAACTCTTAAAGAATTAGGATTTATTATGGTAAAAAAGCATAAGTATCAAGAAAGTAGAATGTTAGATTTTACAAACATAGATACTCAAGGTAAAATAAGAGCATTACATTCAGCAGTTGTGGAGGCGCAAAAACCATGGTCATAATTTCTACATTCTTAGGAAATCAAAAATATTTTAATAGAGCATGGTGTCCATTGATGTATAAACATCAAGAATGCCAGTTTTATATTACTGCAGGACCTAAGTTTGTATATCCTAAAGATTTAAAAAATCTTCATGTTAATGCTATTAATAATAACGAAAATGATGGACCTGTTCTTAAATGTCCTATCGAATCTATTCCTACATATCGCGGAATGATTGAACTCCAATCTAAACCAAAAGATTGGATTGGAGATCCTGATGATTTGGATCATGAGTATTTTTATAAATTGGAGGAAATTCTTTGAGAATATTAGTAATTGGTGCTGGTTTTAGTGGTGCAGTTATTGCACACCAAATGCATAAAGCAGGTCATGATGTATTAGTTATTGACGAAAGAGATCACATTGGCGGTAATGCATATGATTATACAAATGAACATGGCATTAGAGTACACAAATATGGACCGCACTTATTTCATACGAATAATAAAACTGTGTATGATTGGATAACTCAATTTGGTGAATGGGTACCATACCAGCATAAAGCAAAAGCAATATTAAAAGATGGCACGTATGTGCCATTTCCAGCAAATAAAGAGACTCTAGACGTTATTGGTAAAGACAATATTATTGATACAATATTTAGACCATATACTCGAAAAATGTGGGGAAAAGAATTAGAAGAACTTGATCCGTCGGTTATTAAACGAGTGCCAGTAAAAGAAGATGATAACGATTTATATTTCCCTAATGATGAATATCAAATATTACCAAAAGATGGATATACAGCAGTCTTTGAACAAATTTTAGATGGTATTGAAGTTAAATTAAATACAGGTTTTAATTCATGGATGGAAGATTCATACGATCATATCTTTAATTCGATGCCAATCGATGTTTATTTTAAACTACAACGTGGTCCATTACCATATCGATCAATTAAATTTCACACAGTAAATTTACCATTGCCAAAAGTTTTACCAGCAACAACAGTTAATTTTACACACGACGGTCCATATACTCGAGTAACTGAATGGAAAAATATGCCAGAGCATGGTACAAATGACGCATATACAACTGTTACATATGAAGAACCATGTGACTATACTCAAAACAATCTCGAGAGATATTATCCAGTTAAAGATATCGACGGTAAAAATAGAAAAATATACGAACAATATAAAGAAATGCTTGCTGAGCAAAACAATAAAATGACATTTATTGGACGATGTGGAATGTATGTCTATATAGATATGCATCAAGCAATTAATTCAGCACTAAACACAGCAAATAAGTTTTTGGAGAAACATAATGGCTAAGAATATAATTTATCAATATTGGCAAGGTGATTTAAAACCAGGTGTCGTATATAGTACGCGATTAATGAAAGAATACGCAGATAGAATTGGTGCAGAATACCGATTTGACCATAATATTCAGATTGCATCAAAGACTGTCAATGTACCAATTTATTACGAACCTGCAAATCCATTAGTTGATCCGTCATTCGACGTATACGATAATGTTGCATTAGTTGATGTTGATGTATTTCCAACTGAAGGACTGACTGACGATATGTTTATGTTAGACGGCGAAGATGCATGTATTTGCACAGAGCCGAAACAACCATACTTTAGACAGATTTACAATGTTGCAGGTATTACGAATGCAAATGATATAAAATGGACTCAACACTTGAAAAATGTATGGAATATCGAATATTCAGTTGATAAAGAAAATAGACCAATAGTATTTAATACTGGTGTTGTAGTTATATCAAAGTTTGGTTTACAAAGAATTAAAAAGGAATGGCCTACATTTCAAGAATATGTTGATCAAATGGGTGCATTTCCGAGATTCTATAAACTCTTTCAAGACTATTTCTCTGCAATGATGCATTGGCCTGATTTTGTATTTGCGCCTATGCCAAATAATTGGAATTGTTATATGCATAAAGTAGGATCACATCCAAATGCAACGATCGGTGATAATCGTGGTGACGATCCTAAACTTGTGCACGTTATGTTTAGAACTGCTGATGATTGGCCAGAGTCTGCACTTAACGATGTGGTAAATAAACCTATAGCACAATGGAAATTACCTGTAAATAAAGAATGGCCAAATGATCCAGTAACATCGACGAATCCATTGTTAGCTGAATTAAATAGGATAAACACATGATTAATTCAAAATTAGATGACGTCAAAACTCTTAATGAGTTTGCAGAGTCTATACGAAAACAACAAGAAGAAGCACATGGAGAGCATTATTGTGCAATGCATGATACAATCAACAAATTAGCTAAAGATTGTAAATCATATAAAGAATTAGGTGTCCATCAAGGTGGTACACTTGCAAATGCGCTTTTACAACCTACGATTAAATATGTCGAAGGTGTTGATAATAATCTAGAAAAATATAATGCATATCTTAAACCAATAGCAGAATCTTATGCAAAAGAGAATAAAAAAGTATTAAAGATGAAAGAGGTCGACTCAACAAGTATTGAATCACTTGGTTATGCAACAGATATGTTAGTCATTGATAGTATGCATAAGTCTTTTCATATGCAAAAAGAATTAGAACGTCATGGACAATTTGTAAAACAATACATAGTTGCGCATGATACGCATTTACCTGATGATCAACTCTACTGGTGTTTATCAAATTGGGGTGCAGATAATGGTTGGTCTGTTTTAATTCGTAATCAAAATAATGTTGGATTCGTGGTAATGAAAAAAAAATGAATATAGTATTACAACACTTTGATGGTGAATTAAGACCTTTAGATAAATTATCAATGGATAACATAAAAAAGTATGCAAAGGAACATAATGCTGATTATAAACTTATCACTGGTAGACCATTTCGACGACATTTAACAGGTGCATGTCAAAAGGTATACATGTTAGACGAAGAGTTTGATAAGTATGATAAAGTTCTTATGGTAGATATCGACATGTTTGCACCTCGAGGTATGCATCAAAATATATTTGGTTTGACTGGTGTCGGACTCTACGCTGAAACTCAAGGAATGTTACATCGTAAAATTACACACCATGCACCAATGTTTTCATCTGCTAAACACGCATATTGGGGTGGTGCAATCTATCTTATGGATAGACCATTAAGACAAAAACTTAGACGACATCTTGGTGGTGACGAGTCATGGATGTTGCCGTACAATAAAGCATATCAATTTGAAGATGAAGGTATTATGCACACATTAGCTATGTTGTCAGGTATTTGGCACAATCCTGAGCAGTATCTTGATCGTAAATGGTGTCAGTGTTCTTTTCTACCTCATCCTGAAAATGCAGGATTCATACACGTACGTACAAAAATAACACCTCAAGGTCCTAAACGTGACAAAATGGACAACTACAATGAACTTGCTATGAAAGGTATAGTCTAATGAGCATACGTTTGTATGTCATTACACTCAAAGGTGATCCACAGTCTGAAAAGGGTTATGCACACCTTGAGTCAACAATACCTCAAAATGCACATGTGCACAGATTTGACGCAGTGGTCCCGAAACGTGTTTCCGTGTTGTCAAGGACACATAAAATTGAGTGGAAATATCCATGGTCTGGTGAAGAAATGGACCTAAAATCAGGTCTTATTAAACGTGCATATCCTACAAAAGAACCAAATAAAAGGATTGCGTGTTTCTTAAGTCATTATCTGTTATGGAAACGTTGTATTGAACTCGATGAGCCAATTATCATACATGAACACGATGCTTGTTACTTCAACAACTCAGAACTACCACTTGATCAATTCAATAAGTCTTATTACGATATTATCGGATTGAATGATCCAAGTCGTGCAACAAGGTTAGCAAGTCTATATCATGAAAAAGTACAAGAATCAGAAGGAAATATAGTACGAGCACCAATTATTGATCAACATATGGTCCCTCAGGGAATTGCGGGCAATAGTAGTTATCACATCAAACCACGAGGAGCACGAGAGATGGTGTCTATCACTGAACAATATGGTGCATGGCCAAATGATGCACTCATGTGTCGTCAATTGGTAAGTCGTCTTGGTCAATCAAAGAAGTATTATACATATGTACAAGGGTTAGGAAGTACAACATCATTATGAAAGCATTTGTCATTACAATATTTGAGAATCCTGAGTCGGTCAAATCAGCCGAAAGGTGTATTGAAACAGGTAAGAAGTATGGACAACTGGTTGAGATGTGGAAAGCAAACTCACCAAGGACTGTTGACATACACAAATGGTTCGAACAACGATCAATACCAGATCGATACTTTCATGAAGAATACAGTCGACTTGAGAACTGTATGGCAGCTTTCTCATCACATTATACATTATGGCAACATTGTCTGAAACTACAACAACCGATACTTGTATTGGAACATGATGCAGTCTTTGTTGATAAGTTACCGTTAGTATCACAAGGACATGTCGTGAACTTTGGCAAACCAAGTTATGGTGATTGGCAAATACCAAACTTTGTTGGTGAATCAAAGATGTTCAGTAAACCATATCTTCCAGGTGCACATGCATATAAGATAACACCAACAGCAGCAGAACAACTCATACTCAACGCAACATTTGAAGCCGGACCAACTGATTTGTACATTCATAGTCAGAGGTTTGGATTCGTGAATGAATACTATCCATGGCCAATCGAAGTCAAAGACACTTTTACAACAATACAAAGAGAAATGGGGTGCTATGCAAAGCATCAATACAATGAAAAATACAAAATCCTATGGTAAAGCATTCATAACAGGATGTGATAACAAGACTGAATGGATGTTACCTTGGTTCTTTGAGAATTACAAGAAATATTGTTCAATACCACTCCTGTTCGCAGACTTTGGGATATCCGATCGATCAATCGTACAAGATCACGTACATGCAATACTTGATCTGACAAAGATAAAACATCAAGGTTGGTTCAAGAAACCATCTGCAATCTATCATTCACCATCAATACAAACAATATGGCTCGATACTGATTGTCAGATCATGAACAATATTGGTAATATGTTTGATCTTCTTGTACCAAACAAACTCAATATGGTAGAGGATAAACCATGGAAGAAGAGACGTGGAGGAGTACAATTCAATTCAGGTGTGGTCGGAGTCATAAACAAACCTCTCATCCTTGGTATGTGGTCAGATTGGTGTCAACATACAAATGAAGTAGGAGATCAAGAAACATTAACAGCAAACCTGAATCCTATTACACAAATAACATACATTAATGAATTACCAAACGAATACAATTGGTTAAGACTACAGATAGAAACCGATAACCAACCTCCTACAACAGCTCGTATCATACACTGGACAGGACAAAAAGGTAAGGATAGGATAAAAGGAATGATGGATGCCTAGAACAGTACATGTCATAGGGAATGGAGATTCAAGTAGTCTATACCTGAAAGAAAAAAGGATAGGACTCAAATTAACATGTAATCAAATACCATTTGAGATACCAGATAAGTGGGCTACAGTCATGGTAGACTTCAAGATGATGGACGCGTTAACTAAATATCACAATGGTGACTACTCAAATGGCCTCGCTATCCCAGGAAACTGGGTACTCGGTTACAGACCGCAGAGATGGATGGGAGACCGTCCTAACTTCTATATGGCAAAAGCACCACAGATACGAGAGTTCTATATCGACCTCCCTCGATACACGTGGGATCCTCAAAAAGGAGAAGGTAAAGGACAAGGATATACCAATTGGAACTGTGGTCATATGGCCACTCATTATGCATGTAACCGGTTAAAAGCTGATACGGTACACCTATACGGATTCGATAGTATATTCGACTTCAATATGAATTCATTCACAGATTTGGTACTCAGTAGCGATAGGGGATTAATGAATTCACAACGTCTCTCAAGTAATTGGAGACCAATCTGGGAGAAAATGTTTTTGGAATTTCCGAATGTGAACTTTGTCTTCCACTACCATCACGATAAATTTAAAGTAAAAATTCAAAAGAACGTAGAGGCTCGTGTGTATAAGAGAGACGACGGAACGGACAAACCTGAGGACGTAAACTTTGACACCTTAGGACAGGATCTCTAGTCACGAGCGACTCACAGAGGGACACCGGTTTATATTAGAGAATCGCAGTGGTGTGTGTTACCGGCCGGCTAGACCCCTAGCTATTTTTCAGTCATTTCCAGAGGTGAGTCAGAATTACCACCGATAAATTCGAAAAGTTTCTCTCGCGCCGTTACATCTATATCTATAAAATACGAATGAAAAGTATTATTATCTGAGTCCATTCTTTCGTTGCATGCAGTATCGATTGAACGTTCTCATATTAAACCAAAGCATCAATACTGCGATAAAGGGAAACGCGAACATCATCTTATAACATATGAATATCATAAGGCTAGTAACTCCAACCATAACGTGATCTTGTGTTTGCATCAACAGTCTCGTTCTTCTATGATTCTTGCTATGTTATCTGCATCAAGTTTCTTTTTTGTTTTTTCTACCCAGTCTTTGATTGTTTGATTCTCAGTTACTGAATAGTTATCAAATCTCTCTACGATATATTGACATACTTCTTTTTCGCCTGGTGTTAAAGATCTATACATTAATTGTCTTTCAAATCAAATTCATATTGTAAATCATTGATTGAATCTTCAAGATATTGAGTTGATCTCACCACTTCATTCCGATGTTTATCTAATTCATAGGTAAGATCTGTAACTCTTTTTCTCAGATAGTTAACTTCTCTTTGCATTTCTTTCATTTCTTTTTTATAGATTTTAAGCGGAATGCCTGGTGCTATTGTCTTGTCGATTGAAAATTCTTCTTCCATTTGATATAGAGTTCCTCTTGTAGTTGGTATGCTTCGATTTCTGTTGGTCTATCGTAGTATGCAATAGACTGATCAGAAAAGATACGACGTTCTGTTTGTCGTACATGTACTAATTCATGAAAGAGAGCAGTAATAAAATCAGATATATTCTGATCCTTTTCGATTTCAATCTCATGAATATCGGTTTTACAATGATATCCTGTTACGTTATCATCAATATTATATATGTCAATTCTTACGTCAAGGTTTTCTTTTCGAGGCATAAGCTGAGATACTCCCCAGAAAAAAACCTCTAAAATTTCTTTTTGAGACAAAGATGGATGTCTTCCATTTACTTCACACATTATCAAAAAGAATATACCTCCGCTCCTCAACAATAATACTATTATTATACCATATCTAGTGCGAACTGTACACAACTATTTTCACGAATGATAAAGATATGTTTAACAAGTTCATCATTTAATTTCGTTTTTGCTCACTTTTTTGTTTACATTTGTGAAAAAGCATGGTATAATATACTTATTAAAATGATAAAGGAAAATAAAATATGAAAAATTCTACAAAAATAAATCACAACTTTGACATACCATCTGATATATCAATCACTGATTTCTTAACGGTTTTAAACGAATTTCATTTAACTCTCATCTCATCCACACCAATCGGTCCTGCTGGGGGAAATCCAAATATAACGGTTTCTGCTACTCCAACATCCATTACGGCTTTAACACATTTTTTAAATCAAAATTAAACAAAAAAAAAGTGACGTACTGCTCACTTTTTTGTTTACAAATGATAAGAAACATGATATAATATACTTATTAAAATGATAAAGGAAAACAAAATGAAAAATTTAAAAAAGCTAATTAAAGATTTAGAAAAACAGTCAAAGGCAAAATGGGCTATCAAAGAAGATATGACCGGTATGTACAAACAAGATGCTATAGATACTGAAGTTGTCTTACTCGCAATCCTTGGCGACAGGTACAAGTGGGCTCAAAAGAAACTAAATGAGATGGACACTCTTCCAAGAGAAAACGCTGTTATGGCAATCGTCGAAGATAAAGGAAATGATTGGGCTTATAACAATATTGGTTGGAGTGCAAAATAATGTGGATTAGCGATAAACAAATGGCAATGGACATATTAGCAACGTTTCCAGAAGATGCTAAAATAATGCAAGAGTCTGGTGATCTTATGAAGATTTATGGTACTGAATTATATCTTCAGTTATTTGAATTTTTCTCGAATTCTACTATGCCTTATGATACTCAAAAAGGTAGAGACGGAGATCCAGTTGAGTTTATGCAGGATTCTTTAGATGATTGGAATTTGATGGAGATTTCTCAATGAGATATATTATGAAAGAAAAAGATTACGATATTAACTTTTCTATGGAAAACGGTTCACCATACGATAGAGGTGGCGCAGATAGCTATTATCAAAGACCGTTCGATCCACATCATTGGCCTGAAGGTACAAATAAAGGTTTACGAATTGAAAAGTCAGAGATGACTGAAAAAGAAATTATCGCTTATACTATAGGTTTTGACGATAACGAAGATAGCAAAAACTTTAAAGATTATAGTTAATGCTTAGAAATTCTCCAGATCCATTTTTCCTTTCATTTTTCTTATCGGATCTGGAGAAACATTTACAACTGCCTTTAGCTCAGCTGGATAGAGCGCTGGTCTACGAAACCAGAGGTCGGGAGTTCGAGTCTTCCAAGGCAGGCCAAATTCAATTAACAAGTTCATCATTTAGTTTGAAATCTGCTCACTTTTTTATGTACAATTGTTTAAAATCATGGTATAATATACTTATTAAAATGAAAATAGGAAAAAAAATATGAAATCAAAATCAAAAATTATCATCACAAAAGACATGTCTGCTGAAGAACGTATGGAAGCTTTAAGAAAAGTTACTAAAAAGTTCAACAAAAAGATGGGGAAAAACGCCTCTGTTAAAAGAGATGAAACCTCATTCATGGATAAATTTGCCGGTGATGATAACATCAATGCGTGGACAGACGCTCCTAAATATCTTGATGAACACTATGGTGACAAATGCCGCGACCAAAAAGAATATGAATCAGCTGAAGGTTGGAATTAATATGTCAGCTTATCCTAATATAAATGAGTTGAAGCCAAATCAATTACTTACTTATTATTTGACTTCATCTTATCTGTACTATAAGCAAGATATGAATGTTCTAACAGATATGGATTATGATTTACTATGCAATAAGCTTTACGAAAAGTTTGATGATGTTACTCATTATCATAAAGAATTAGTTGATAAAGAATCGCTTAAAGCTGGTACAGGTTATGGATTACAATCATATCCTACACGAATTGCATCTGCAGCTATTTTTTGGTATAACGAATGGAGCGAGGAATCACAATGACAATGCATTTAGTACGCGGTATGAGCAGTATAAATAGTAAGAAGCGCAAGCAAAAAAGAAAACCTGGATGGGAAAAAGTACAAGCTGCACACGATGCATGGTTGATGAAGAGAGGTGTACATCCTTCGCAGCTTAAAGATAAAGAAAAATCTAGTGGTAATAAAATTCCTAATTATAAAATTGATCGTGCAATTCCAACGTCAGATACTGTTGGTGCTGTCCAAGGTAAAACAAAAATTAATGTCTACTCGGGAGACTATATTACTGGACTCGCAACGTTACATAAATCGAACACAGTACCTGTCGGTAGAGGAGACGATCCTAAACAATACGCGCAAATGAGGAGAAACTAATGGCTATTAAAACACCTTTAAATTTAAAAATAGAAGCAAGTGGTCGACCGCGTGACGAATACCTACATGATAGATTTAGAATTCAAATTGATTTACATCCAGATAATCATTGGACTTGGATGATAGAAGAAGAAACTAGTGATGGTGAAGGTTGCGCAAGTGTGCATTTCCATACTAGTGATACTCGACCAACATACGGCGAAGTTCAGAAGTGGATCGCTGCACAGGACTGGTCATAGACAATGTCTATTGCAGCTTCTGCACTCATGTGTTTAGCACTTAATGCTTACTGGGAAGCTCGTAATCAAAGCTATGAAGGCATGATTGCAGTAAACCAAGTTGTTATGAACAGAGTTGAGTCTGACTTATATCCAAACAGAATATGCAAAGTTGTTTTTCAAGGACCGACTCGAGCATCGTGGAAAGATCCTAAAAAAGAATATCCAGTAAAAAATAGATGTCAATTTAGCTGGTATTGTGATGGTAAACCTGACGACGTAAGAAACACAGATCATGACGCTTGGAAACAGGCAGTTAAGTCGTCACTTCAAGTTATGGTTAATGCTCATGATGACTTAGTTGATGGAGCTTTATGGTATCATGCAGATTACGTAAATCCTAAGTGGACTAAAGATATGATTAAAACTAATACTATTGGTAAACATATATTCTATAAAAAGTAATTAACACATTAATCATTTAATTTACATACTGCTCACTTTTTTATGTACATTTGTGTGAAATCGGTGTATAATACTAGTATAATAAAAATTTAACATTAGTTGAGGAGACAATATATGTTTAATATAACCACAGAAAGAAATGCTATCGAGTACTATTTAGATTATCTCGAGAACACTAAAGGTCTTAAAGGCTTTACTGATAATTTTCAGTATGATGGCTTGAAAGGCTTACACGCTTTTGATATTTTTTGCACAGATAATCCTGAGTTTATGATAGAGTTATGCTGCACTTATTTAGATCGCGTTAACGGAATTCTAGCTAAGTTTCCAAACATGCCGGAGAGCGTGTAATGGGATTAGCTGCATTAAAAGGTAAAAAATCAAAAAAGAAAATTGCTAGATCAAGAGCACGTACTGGTGTAAATGGTGCACCAATTGAAAAAGGTTTCGACGCAGTTAAAGATTATTTTCATATGAACGTTGATAAAAAAGACTGTATCAGCCAAGTTAAAACATGGGTTAAGAAAAACTTCCCTAAACCATCTAAATATATTTTAGCAAATCCAGATTACAAATTTTGTATGACACATCATGCAGCTACAGCATTTTGGTATAACGCTGAATTAAACAAGACACAAGAATCCGAGAAGGCTGCAAGCTATTTGTCTCATTTATTTGAAAGGATAATACCTCTCATTGAAGAAGGCAAAGCTATATATAATGCCAAAAAGTTGGAGTCGGATAACTCTAATGTTATCACACTCTCTCCTCAACAACGACTTCAACAAAAGATCAGTAACACGATTATGCAAGATCTCCTTTCTCTTGAAGACTCGTGGATCGAAGGTGAACAGGCTTCTCTGGACGTTTACCAAATGTTTGGTAAACATGGACTAAGTGGATCTGCCACTATTCCAGTACGTACGGTGATTGAGGGCTGGTTGCTTGATTATGAAGACGCTTATCATAAGCGCTGTGAACAAGCAGTAGAAGGCTATTCTCATTTAAAACGATCAGAACTCAATCGTCGTATTAAAGAATGTCAATCAATGTTAGCTGATTTAGATAGAATTAAAGCAGCTAAGAAAGCTACTAGATCAATTAAAATACCGAAACTACCTTCAATTGATAAGCAAGTTTCTCGTATAAAATATCAGAAAGAAGATTCTGAATTTAAGATTGTATCGATTAATCCAGCACAAATTGTTGGTAAAGTTCGTTTGTTTGTATTCAATACAAAATATAAAGAACTTTCTTACTACCAAACCGATCATCCGAAAGGTTTCCAAATATCTGGTTCTACAATTAAAAACTTTAATAGAGAAACCAGTATTAAAATAAAACTAAGAAAACCAATGGATTTTATACCTATTCTTTTAGATAAGACATCAAATCAAATTCAAAAAGAATTAGATGGTTTAAGTACCAAAGGTAAAGAAGCTAATGGACGTATTAACAAAGATACAATATTATTAAGGGTATTTGATAAATGACAATCGAAGAAGAATTTTTAACTAAATCTAAATTTACTGTTATTATTGAAAAGACAGTAAGCGAATTAAAGATTAGTTATATGGATGCAGTATTACATCTCTGCGAAAAGAACGATCTTGAACCAGAAGATATGAAGAAATTTGTCTCTCCAATTATTAGAGACAAAATAGCAGCCGAGGCAACGGCTTTAAACTACTTACCAAAACAGAATACGCTAGACTCAGCATTCTCTGATTAAGCGTATATATAATGGTGTACAACAACATATGTATGTTGTATAATATTACAGTAACATATTTCAGCAAATATAAGGAAAATATATGTCTTTTGCAAATTTAAAACAAAACCGAGATCAAATCTCAAAACTTATTCAAGCAGCAGATCAAGCAGGTGGTGGTGAAAAGAAAAACTACACTGATGAAAGAATCTGGAAACCAACAGTAGATAAAGCAGGTAATGGCTACGCTCTTCTTAGGTTTTTACCAGCAACCGAAGGTCAAGAACTCCCATGGGTTAGATATTGGGACCACGGATTTAAAGGACCAACTGGTTTATGGTACATTGAAAACTCACTTACATCTATTAGCCAACCTGATCCAGTCGGTGAACTTAACTCTAAACTTTGGAATTCAGGTATTGAATCTGATAAAGATAGAGCCAGAGATCAAAAGCGTAGATTACATTATGTAGTCAATATGCTTGTTTTACAAGATCCATCAAATCCAGCAAACGAAGGTAAAGTATTTCTTTACAAGTTTGGTAAAAAGATCTTCGATAAGATTATGGATTCAATGCAACCAGAATTCGCTGATGAAAAAGCGGTCAATCCATTTGACTTCTGGGAAGGTGCAGACTTCAAACTTAAAATTAGAAATGTTGAAGGTTATCGTAACTACGATAAATCTGAGTTCGCAGCGCAAACTCCTTTACACTCTGGTGATGATGTTAAATTAGAAGCACTTTATAATCAATTGCACGATTTATCTGAATTCACTGATCCAAAGAATTATAAAACCTATGATGATTTAAAAGCTAAATTAGGTAGAGTTCTTGGTGAAGAAGCTATAATGGCTGGTGCGCCAACTATGGCTCAGACTGCTCAGATGAATGAGCCAGCTCCGGCTCCAGTTCAGCCAGTTACAGCTGAAAATATTCCTAGTGAAGATGACGATACTATGTCATATTTTGCGAGGTTAGCTAATGAAGACTAAAGCAGTCATTCATGAATTTTGGGACGGTAGCCGAAAGGCTGCCGTTTTTAGATATAAAGACGATCCAGCTTGGTATGTTGATTGTTATGAACATGGACATCTATCACAAACTCGAAAGATGGAAACTGATGGTGTTCTTCATAGCGAACGGTATGCTGAAGATTGTGCAGAGAATTGGGTATTTAAAATCTTTTAA